CGCAGCGGGATCGTTTCGCAACGCAGCGCGGTGTCGGACAGACAAACGAACGGCTCGTCGCCGCACATCCTTTGCAGCCGGTAAACGTGCTCCGGCTTGTATTCGCCACCAGAGCGCAGGACGGTTGCCACCTTAAAAGACATACACCCAATCCTCGTCGCTCCCTTTGCGCATCACCAGCATGCGCCGCATGCCCCACGATTCAAGCAGTGCGCCCACCTGACCGTCTGCGATGCCATAGCGCCGGTTCAGTCCGTTTTCTTCAAAGATGACCACTGGCCTGTGAGTGCGTATCGTATGCTCCCCGCCCATCAGCGTGTGCCACTCCATGCCCTCTACGTCGATCTTCACAAAGTCGGGCGCAAGCTCTAGGCTGTCTAGCGTGATGATTGGGTATTCATCACCTGCCACCACATGCCGCTGCCCGGTGTTGTGTTTGCCGTGCGCCATTCCGCAACTTCCCGGCTTGTCACCAAGGCAGGCACGAACAATCATAGCGTCTGTGATCTGGTCAGCCAGTTCGCTAGGCTCAATCGCCACCACCTGGGCAAAGTTCTGCACCAAAAACCGCGTCACCACGCCACGGTGTGCGCCGCAGTCAATCGCCAAGTCACGCTGACGGCAAAACTCAATGGCCCGCGCCATGTCGTCATGTTGCCAATCGTCGGGTATGTCATGCAGCATCAGCCCACCTCGCGCTCATATCGGTTGAAGGCTTCGGTTTGCTGCTTCTTGCTTGGCCCGCTGCTGATGCGGTGGACAATGACGGATCCCGCTGGCGGCTTTTGGTGCCGCTGCTGAATGACGAAGTATTCTGGCGGTATGTTGACACAGCGCAGCGGCCATTCACGGCTTTTGAACGTCTGGTCAAGGCTTGACTCGTCGGTCATGTCACCTGTGCGGCTGACCCACTCGCGCACAAACTCAAGCGTTTGCGGCGTCGGTGCCCAATACATCGTGCCCACATGCCACCAGCGTTTGCGATGCGCCGGGTTCATACGCCGCGCCGCGAAGTCGCAGTCAAGCCCATCAAAAAACACCGGGCGATGCTCAATGCTGGCGTCAACATCCACCCACAGCACCGGGCGCTGAAAACGCTCCAGACAGTCAAGGATGAAGTGGGGCTTGATGCAACAGTTTTGGATGTAGCCGCCCGCGCTTGGCCGTTCTTCGATGTGATGCTCAAGCCCGAGCGCGTCACACTGTTGGCGCAGCTCGTAGGCGTGCTGCGGATACTTCCAATCGGCTGTGAAGTAGGAAATCAGCAAAGGCATCATGTCAGCACCTCCGGCACATCCTCAAGCGCCATGCGCTCAAAACAATCCAGCGCAGTGCTACGGCTGGCATTGATGACGCGAGCGCCATTAGAACACAAATCCTGGGCCAAGGCTGGGAAATTCGCTTGCCATAGGGAGAACGGCTGTCTCTGGGTCAATCGTGGCCCGTGCTGGCCAAACCAATGGGCCTTGCCGTCCTTCGCGTTGGAGCAGTCGAAGCCGAGGAGCACAATGGCGTCTGCTCCCCACAACCAAGCGAGATTGATCGCCTGGTAACCGCTGTTGCCGCCTTGGTGGATGGTGCCGTTCACACCAAGCCCCGGCTTGTTCTCGCTGCCGACCCGATTCAAGCCGTAGCGCCGCGCTGCACTTTCGTCTTGCGTCCAGAGCTCTCCTTCGAATCCGGACGCGACGACGGCTCCGTGGTGGACGTTCCACCATTGTCCGTCACAGGCGTAGAGGGCGTCTGCTCTTGGACAGAGCCGGTAGCTGTCGTTGATTGCGATGATTCGCCATCCGGGTTGCTCTCTTGCGAAGTCGCAGTCGTCTCGGGTGAGGCTTGGTCCGCTGGCGACAATGCAGGCGACTCGCCCACGCCATCGCCCAGCGGTGCGGTCGATTGCGCTGGCACGGCGGTCGCCGCTGCGGGGTGCAAGAACGTCACCAAGCCAAGGCTCGCAAGCTCCTCAGCCAAAGGGCGCGCGATGCGGATGCGCTGCTTGCGCGAAACAGCGCCGATGCGCGTGTCTGTGAAATGCGCAGACGCAACAACGTCAATGATCTCCATCATGCCTCTCTTTCCAACGTAATCTGAAGACGCCAACTTGATTCTCCAAGGAAGAAGGAGGCCGAAGCCTCCTTCTTCAGTTCAATCAGAACGAGCCGGAGATGAAGCTCGCAGGACGGTACACCGTCAGCGCGAGCCGCTCTTCAGCCAGCAGGGTTGCCATGTTCTTCTTGAAGTTGTCGCCATCTTCGTAGCTGATCTGCACAGCCGCGTCCATGCGATCCCAGATCTGAGCGCCCATGGTGAACGCGCCAGCCAGGAAAGTGCCTGCGGTGATGCTGTTGGTCACAACAACGCGACGACCCCAGATCTGCGGGCCAGCCATCACCATGGGGTTGGCCATGATGTAGTTGCCGTCGGTGGCCTTGGTCAGCTCGATCTCTTCCCAGTCTTCCGGGTTCATCACAATGGCGTCCACCGGGTACTCGGCCAGAGCGGCTTGGGTGATGGCCTTGCGCAGCGCGTCGATCTTGGTGTCGCCGGTAGCCGCGCGGGTGTAAGCCGTGAAGTTGCCGGAGCTCAAGATGCCGGCGATATTGCCGGAGGTGCCGTTGCCGTTAAGCAGCTGGTCTTCCTCTTCCAACTTCAGGCCATAGGACAGACGACCGTTCACGTAGCTTTGCAGCTGCGGAGCGTCGTCCAGCACTTGGCGAGAGACCGGGATCCAGTGAGCCAGCGTCACGACAGGCGCGTTGGCCAGCGTGAATGTGATGCCAGACTCGGGCTTGGTGACGTTTTCACGCGCAGGCGACGCGTACTGAGCGCCAGCGTTGTTGGTGAAGACGTTTTCCTTGGTGAACTGGATCAGGTTGCTGGAAGTACGACCGACGGGCAGCAGGTCGCGGATGGTCAGCACGCGGTTGGGGTTGGCGATGATGCCGGGGACGCGCATGTCGGCAACCAGCGGCTGGTTCTGGCCGGTGGCATTGACGATGGCGGTCTTGACTTCAATGCGCGCGAACTTGGAGCGGCCTTCGGCCATGGCCTTGAATGCGTCAGACTTGATCAGCAGCTCGCCAGCAGATTCTTCGGGCTTGTTGCGACCGTCTTCAGCGCCAGCGGCCAGCTTGCGCTCCAGCTCCAGGCACTTGTCTGCCAGCTCGGCAGACTTGGTGCTCAGCTTTTCGAGAGCGGCCTTGGTTTCGCCTTCCATCTTGCGAGTGGATTCGATCTCACCATTGGCCTTTTCCATCCAGGACTTCAGTTCCTTGGAGGTGGTGAGGAGTTGCGATTGGGTTTCGGCAAGAGCCTTGATTTCAGCGATGTCGCTCATGATGGTTCCTTTCAAAGAGTCCGAGCAGTTTTCAGGTTCGCAGCAATGATCTGCTGCAGGTCTTTTGGCAGTTCGATGGCCTCGGACTCACTCCGAGCGAAGATGCGCTTGGCACGACTTGCCGTCGCCGTTGCCAGCGATTTGGAGAAGCCGCCTGCCTCACGCAAGAAGTCCTCAAAATCCTTGATGCTCTCGATGCCGTCGAGAACCAACTTGACGCTGTCGAGATTGACACGCGCCGCGTCGTCTGCGGGGAACGTGACAACGGACACCTCGGCCAAGTCAGAGATGTTCTTGATCACGCGGATCTGCACGCCGTCCTTGTCGATGTAGTCAACGTCGTCCGAACGCAGGCCGTAACCGATGCTCAGCCCGTCCACGGTCTCGTGCTGCAGCGCGGCCTTGACGAGAGCGGCTTGCGGATTGCCGGGTGTGAGTTCGCCTTCCATGAACAGGCCGCGCTCGTCTTCCGAGATCTTGACCCACTTGCCCACGGGCAGCTCCCAAGAGCGATGGTTCACGAACATCTTCGGCATGCGCGCAGCACCGGCCTGGATCCGTTCGATCACCGACTTGTAGGCTCCGGGCAGAATGGTGTCGTTGTAGCTGTCCACGCCGCCGAACACGGAGGCGTAACCGCTGAACGTGCCAGCGCCAGAGGCGGCGAACTTCAGTTCGCAGTTATTGAGCGACAGGTTTTTGTGTGTCAGCATTGCTTGCTCCTGGCGCAACAGCGCCCAAAAGATTCACAGGCACCAAGTTGGACTGGGCGGTGAGCGCGTCGCCGCCGTCCACAGGCGGCAGGTTTTCCAGCTGGCGCCACTCGTTGCGCGTCATCAGGCCGTTCTGAACAGCCTTCGACCCGGCGTCCAGGCGGTATTGCAGCGAGCCGCGCAGGATCGCTTCCAGCGAGAACTCCACGCTGAACAGCTCGCGCTGGCGCGGCGTGAGCACGCGGCGCTCGATGGCCTGCTCCAACGACTCCAGCATCGGTCGCAGTCGGAACTTGTAGAAGCCCTCGATGATCTGTTCGATGCCGGTTCCCCAGGTGGTCGTCTTGGCGGTGTCGTTGATCATCACGGAGCTGATCCCGAACCAACGCGCGATGTCCTCGACCGAGAACCGGCGCGTCTCCATCAACTGCAGATCCACCGGGCTCATGTTCAGCGGCTCGAACTTGGCGCCAGCTTCCAGCACCAGCAAGTCGTCGTCGTTGCCTTCCGTGAGGCCGCGATAATTGTTGCGGATGGCGGTGCGCTGCGCTTCGTTCAGCAACTTGTCGATCATGAACACGCCTGGACGCTTGCCAGACTTGCGGAATGTGTTCTCGCTATGGTTTTGCGCGGAGATCGCCACGCCAACCGTGGAGCGCATGTAATCCAGCCGAGACATGCCAACGACGCCGTTGCCTTTGTCGCGCCAATGCAGCATGCTGCGCTCGTCGTACACGGCGATCGCGCCTTCGTAACTGTACTTGTACACGACGGATCGGTCGGCGAGCACCTCGACCTCGACCTGATCGGCGGAGAGCGGCCACATCTCGATCACTTCACCAGCGTCGTTGCGCACAAGCCGCGCGTACGCGTTGCCGCGCAGCACATAGTTCAGCGTCATGTACTGCCAGAACTCCATAGGCGTGTGCCTGCGGTTGGGCGAATCGTGCAGCAGATTCCACAGCGGCGTGCCGCGCGCCAACGTCTTGTGGCCTTCTTGACCACTTTCTCGGTTGTAAACGAACAACGGCAGCGAAGCCAAGTTGTCGGCCAGCAACTCCACGGCAGACCACACCGCAGACACCTGCAATGCTCCGTCGATGCCATAGTCCTTGTTGGACTCGTACACGCGAGTCAAAGGCTCGCCAAATTGGACGCCTTGCTGCTGGCCGGTGGATCCGACGTTGCCGAACCACCGCCGCAGCGATTGATAAATGGTTCCCATGCGTCAGAACTTCATCGTGAGAGGAGCGTTGATGAACCCGTCAAGGTCTCCAACCTCCTCTTGTTGTCGGGAAGCCACGCCAAGCGCCATCGTCAGCGCTACAGCGCCGTCAATGCGTCCGGTGGCCTTGGCTTTGTTGAGCTTGCGATTGCCTGCGGCGTCCTTTTCCACGCGGGTGTTGGCCATGCACATGGTGAGCACCGGGTTGTTCCCGTGCGCAATCTGCTCATTGAGCAGTGCGGTTTCGAGTGCGTCGATTGCTGGCGCCATGTCCTTGAAGCCTTGTCCGAACGGAATCAATTGGAATTGTACTCCAATTTCATCCAATTCTTTGCGAAGCAGATCAAATCTCCAGCGATCGAAAGCAAACGCGGCGACGCTGCAGTCGGAAAGCGTGTCTGCGATCTCTCGCGCCACCACCTCGTAGTCCACCGAGGCTCCGGGCACGGTGCGGATGAATCCCTGCTCAGCCCAGGTGTCGTACGGAGCACGATCACGCTTGGCGCGGTCGCGCAAGCCCTTCTCTGGTGTCCAGAATGTGGCGCGCACGTGCCACACGCCGTCGCGCCGCGCCAGCATCACCATCGCCGTCAAGTCCGTCTTCGCAGACAAGTCCAGCCCGACATAGACCGGCTCTTCATAGAAAGCAGAGTCGTCAGGCTCGTTGCTGTTCGCCAGCCAGACACCACGAGAAATGAACGGCGCGGCCATCTCCACGCGCTGGTTCAGCGCCAGATTGCGGAACGTCGGCTCGAATGACGGCATGCGCATGGCGCGCTCGGCCTGCTCGCGCACATCCTCCAGCGAACGGAACACGCCAATCGCCGGGTTCGCTGCCTTCCAAGCGTCCTCGTCCAGCAACAAGCAGTCCTTCTGAGCGGCGTGCACGTGGCACACGATTCGCGGATCCTTGCTGTTGAGCGCGTCATCCACCCAAACGCTGAACAGGTCTGCGTCGTTCGGAGCTTGGGTGCTGATGGCAATAAGCAGCGGCTCGGCGTGAGCGCCTTGGCTGGTGGTGATGGCGTCCACGAAGTCGGACTGCGGGCCACGGACCTGGCCGACCTCATCGAGGATGGCGAGCGCCGGTGACAGGCCGTGCGCGGTCTTGCCGTCTGCGGCCAAGGCGCGGTACTCGACATTGCGCGCGAGGCCGATGATGCGCTTACCAGAGGGGACGATGCGCACGAGGGGCTGGATGTCGGGGGAGAGTTGGATCATCTTGCAGGCGAGGCTGAAGACGAGGGCGGCCTGATCGCGGCTCATGGCGCCGCTGACGATCTGGGTGTTGAGCTTGGCCTCGGGGCCGACGATGTGGGCGAGCAGGATGCCAGCGATCAGTGCGGACTTGCCGTTCTTGCGCGCGATGGAGAGGTAAGCGCGGCGTGTGCCATGCCTGTTGTCGTAAATGTCGGTGATGAATTTGCGCTGAAACGGCTCCAAACGCATCGGCTGACCAACGTGTTCGCCTTCTGGAATGCGTAAAAACGCCTCAATAAACGCGATAACACGCTCACCACGGGTCATTTGTGGCGGGGTTTTGGTGCGTTTTTTTGCAGACATTATGCTTTTTGACCAAACAAAAACGCCTCAGCCATTGAAACAGGCATTAAAGCGGCCTGCTCAACCCTAAATTTCTCAGGGTGTTTTTGTTCAAAAATAAAAAGCTCTGCCTTTTTGCGGTGCATAAAAATGCAGCCATCCACAGGTGACCCATCGTGGTCGTAAACCACAATCCATCGCTTTGAGAGTTGAACTTGGCTGGACATAACTTTAGGCAGCTTCGCTTTGCGCCATTTCTTTGAAAGATTTTCCGGTGCTTTCATTGATTGCGTCCTTTCCAGTAAATTCCTCCCATCGCTTGACGATGACGTCGCAATATTTCGGATCGAGCTCCATTAAGCGAGCCACCCGACCATTCTTTTCGGCTGCGATCAGGGTGGTGCCGGAGCCACCAAAGGAGTCGAGCACCAGGTCGCCGCCTTTCGTGTTGTTGAGCATCTGGTATTCAAACAGCGCCACCGGCTTCATGGTCGGATGTTCGCCGTTGCGTGCAGGCTTGTCGAACTCCAGGATGGTCGTCTGCTTGCG